CAACGCGAAGAATGCTCCGACTTCGCGCATATCGGCGGAGGGGAACTCTTGGGCGATATCTCCGGCCAACCGATACAGGGTTTCGTCGCGGTCTCCATCATCGGCCCAAGGCAACCCGTCCAGAACCTTTGCGAGAGCCTCCCCCGTCTTGACCTTCTTTCGCTTGAGTCGCGAGGCCAGTGCCTCCAACGCTCCGCGGGTAACGGGTTTCTTTGGAGCATCCTCGGAGGCCGCGGGGTTGGCCGCTTGGAGCGCGCGCAGAGCTCCCGGGTTCTTTGCTCCGAGGTTCTCAACCCGAATGGCCAGCCGCAATGATGAGGGATCGAACGTCGGAAGGTCCGCGCGCTCATACCACATGGCCAGCGATTGACGTTCCGGGTGCGTTGAAGGGACGTAATAGGAGCGGTTGAGGCTCTTACACTTCTGGTCAACCTTGTACGTTCCAGAAGGGGGAACGAACATCGCAACCATGCGTGGCCAGAACTCCAACCACTCTTTCGCGGGAACCGGGGAGAGAAAGGGGAACAGAACCCGGTAAGCGAACTCTTGAACCCCTACCGGGTTGCGCTTCGCATCCGACGAAAGCTCCCCGTGGGAGTGGGTTGAGTGGACGGCCCAACGGAAGGGGAGGGTTTGACAGTGGGTGAGAAACTCCGTCGCTTGCGCGTGGTTCAAGTGGTCCAGGTCAACCACGCCGAACGAAACGCTTTCAACGTACTCAACCTCTTTCGGGGCTCCGGGGAGAAACACCGAAGGGGAGTACAGCGGAACGGAGCTCTTGTCGGGGGTAACGACGTGCGCGCGGATAGATGAGACGAACTCATCCCACGTTGTCTCAAGGCCGATTGGTACGGCCGAAAGGTCTGTTACCAGTGAAAAGCGCACACGGAACCTCATTCCGGCCCTTGAGAGGGTCTCCCTACTCCGGCTCATGGCGCATGGTCCAGGGGCCGGTTTGGTGTGAGGTTCCGAGCGCGCTTAACGTTGCGAGCCGGGAGCCGGGTAGGGAGACCCTCTCAAGGGCCGGTTACACACCGGAACGGACGCTAACCGAAGCCCTCGGAGAGTGTCCAGAGAAAAGCGAACTTATCGCCCGCTTGTGGTCCAGCATACGACGGCCCGCGCGAAAGGGTCCAGCGGGTTCGTTAGGGCGCGAAAGGGTCCAGCGGGTTCGTTAGGGCGCGGAGGGGCCGGGTACGGCCTCGGAGACGTGGGAGAGGGTCCGCGGCCCCGGACGGGGCTCCTACGCTCCGCGCAGAGGGGGCCACGGGTTAGGGTCTTCCGAGTCTATGCGCGGGAGTTCGGGGCTCTCCGAGTCATCGAACCGGAAGGGGGTTGTGGGCTCCAGGGGTTCCGAATCCTCCCCGTGGCCGGGGTTGAGGTTCGGGGGTTGTGTTGCACGTGCAACAATCGAATCCCTCCAACTCCCTCCGCCGTAGGGTTCCGGGTGACGCACGTAGGTTGCGGAATACTTCGGGTGAATCGTGGGCATTGCCCCGGGTTGCTTCGCATCGAAAACCAGAAGGGTAACCGTGATGGTTCGGGGCTCATGGCCACAACCCCGCGCGGCCTCACCCGCGGACTTTGCCGCGCCGATGGCCTCCCGAACGGTGAAGGCCGAACCCGTAACCGAACGGCCGGGGGATTCGGAAACCAGAACCCAACGAAACCCCGGGACTACCTCCCACTCTCCCACGGCCCCTTTGACCAACCGGGAGCCGGGGTTGAGTTCCATTGAACACGTACACCGGCCTCTCCCCGGCCGTCGCCGGTTCGGGCAACTGCGAACCATTGCGGCGCGGTACTCCGTCCGGGAGAGAATGCGCTTTCCGCTGGTCAACACCTGGACTTGAAACGTTCCAGAGTACCCGTGCGCGGGGTTGTGAAACGCCATCGAAAGCATGGTGTGCGGGGCCGGGTTCGGGGGCGGATTGTCGGAGTTGCTCATGGCCTCGGAAGGTCTCCCCGGGAGGGGCTCCCCGTCAATCCCTTGTGTGCTGTTCCGGGTGTAGTGAGGGTGTAACGATGGACTCTAGACCGCGAAAACCTAACTATTCGGCGCAAAACTCAACTTGGGCGATGTAGGCAAAAGCGCATGTGCGAAGACATGCGATGACATTCTGCGACATATGCGCACAGTGTAGGTATCCCAATAGTTACATGATATCGCCAACTTAGAGCCGTGTATGGTCACATAGGGTGCCACTTGCGAGGATAGTCGCGACTTCGGAGAGAGGTCTAGAGTCTGGTGACGTATGCACCCGTTGTTACTGTAATTCTACATATACATTGTAAATACCCCACTCTCTCTTTCAATATCTCCAATGATGTTTGCAATCCTCTCAAAAGAAATGGGTGATTGCTAAGTGGTTGAAACCACATGGAGAAAACGTGTTGCGACGACATATACCTACATGCTACGACATTTTGAAAAGTATGGAAAATCGGGAACCGACTTTGATAGGTTAGCAACCCGCAACCCTCCCGGGGAGGCAACCTAACCCGGTTCGGGAAACCAACCATGTAGGGAACGAACCTACATTGCGCGTGTTTGACTACATCCCCCGTACAGTGTTGGCCAACCTCGGAAGGGGTTAGGGAATCGACCTCGGATCTAATACCCTTACTAATTCCCATGGAGACCTCCGAGGCCGGAGGCTAATCCGTCCAGCCCCGTAGCGCCGCACTAGTGGCCCTCGGAGCCGTGGGAGACCTCCGAGGCCGTAGGCTCGCGGGGAGTGGCTTACGGAGCTCCCTACGTGGTATCGTCCGGGGATGTTTGTCTATCCGGCATGTGTGAGATACCCGGGGGAGGGAGAGACGGCCTTTGAGGCTTTCCAAGACTTCGTGTCTTTGGGTTGGGATACCCACTCACCGAACAACCCCCGACGGAAGCCGCGCGGCAACCTGGACTCCCTCCGCCGCAAGTATCAACCCAACACGGTTGACCTTTGGGCGGAGCAATTCGAGTGGGAGGATAGGGCGAACACGTACGATACCGCCATGAACCAAGCCATTGCGGGGTTGATTCGCGACTCCGTTGCGCGTTCGCAAAGCGCGTTGGCTTCGTTTACGGGTATGGCCTCGGATGCGCTGGCCTTGGAGTTTGAACGGTCGTTGACCTCGCTCCGAGGGAAGAAACAGACGATTGCGCCGGAACAGTTGGTTGCGATGGCCGAACGGTTAACCAAGACCCTCGCGGCCCTCTCTCCCCCGAAGCCGGAGGATTCCAAGACCTATTCACCCAACCTCGGAGGGTTGCCGGAGGATGAGTTGATTGCACTGGACCTCCAAGCGTACGACGCCGCGAAGTCTAAGCTCCAACCCGGGGAGCCCCCTCTCCCGGGCGTAACCGAACCCCTGGACCTCTCCGGCGACTCCGCGGGGCTGTTGTGAGCGCACCCTTTAGCGCCCACTCGGCGGAGGCAATCCAGCGCGAAAAGAACCGGGAGCGCATCCGGCGACGGATCGTATCCGAGGGGTTCTATTCGTTTGTCAAGTTCTTTTGGTCAACGGTTGAGCCGGGGGTTCCGTTCTCCGACGGTTGGCATATCAAGTTGATTTGCGACCACTTGGAGGCCGTGAGCCGTGGTGAGATTGAGGGGCTCATTATCAACCAACCTCCGGGAACCTCCAAGAGCTCCATTGTTTCGGTTATGTATCCGGTGTTTGATTGGTTGTGCCATCACTCCGGTGACCGTTTCATGTTCGCGACTTTTGATGAGTCGTTGGCCGTTCGCGACTCGGAGAAAAGCCGCAACCTTGTTAACTCAACCCTCTTCCGTATTCTTTTCGGAGACCAGTGCGGCCATGAGCCGGGTACGTGCAAACACCCCCGGGTTATCCACTCGCGGCATGACAAGTCGAAAGACCGAAGCGATACGTTGGGTGTTTGGTATAACGCCGATGGAGGGTTGAGGTTCTCAACCACTATCCAGAGCAAAGCCACGGGTTGGCACGCTCACAAACAAATCGTTGATGACCCTCTCAAGCCTCAAGACGTATTGGGAGGTTCGGGGGTTGATGCTCGGAACGCGCTCAACCGGGTGACCAACTGGTTTGCCGGGACCATGGCAACCCGTAAAGCGGACCCTAAACGCTTTTACCGAATCATCGTAATGCAACGGCTCCATGATGGAGACCTTGCGGGATACCTGTTGAAGTCTCAACCGGGGGAGTGGGTTCACGTCAACCTTCCCATGGAGTTTATTCCTGAGAAGCGTTGTGACACGAAGTGGGGCCGTGACCCGCGAACGGAGGCCGGGGAGTTGCTTTGCCCCGCACGGTTCGATGCAAAGGCCGTGGCGATTCTCAAGCGGGATATGGGGCCGTTGCTCTACTCGGCGCAATGTCAACAGGAACCCGTACCCCCGGGCGGAGGTATCATTCAAGACACCTGGATTGGATACCATGAGTGGGATTCGCAAGAGTTGGAACGTCGCGGGGCCGTGGGTGTACACAGTTGGGATTGCAGTTTCAAAGACCTCGCGTCCAGTGATTGGGTTGCGGGTCACGTGTGGTATTACCTCCCCTCGGATGATTCGTTCTATCTCACCGAAGTTCGCAACGACCAATGGAACATTCTCGCGACCATGGCCAACATTGAGGCCGCGGTTAAGGCGCATCCGTCTATCTTCACAACCCTCATTGAAGACAAAGCCAACGGCCCCGCAATCGTTACCCTGTTGTCAAACTCCGTTGTGGGTATGGCGGCGGTAACCCCGAAGGGCTCCAAAGAGGCGCGGTTGATGGCATGTACCCCGGCTTTCGCGGCTGGACGGGTGAAGATTCGGAAGGGCCAACCCTGGACGCAACGTGTGGTTGATGAGTTGGTGAGGTTCCCCCGGTTCACAACCGACGATAACGTTGATGCTTGTACGCAAGCTCTCGGATACTTTCTTCAATCGGGTTCGGCCTCATGGCTCAAATACATGGGTGAACTTTTCACGTACCAACACGCCGCTTGAGGTAGAGTCAAGACCATGGACCACACACACCAACACCTGGACGCGCAAGCCCTCACCATGGCCGCGTTTGACATTCTCGCAAGTCGCCCGGGAGGGGCCGTTGAGCCCTCGGAAGGGGAGTTCCGAGAGGATGGTTGGTTCAACAGCAATACGGGCATCGGTGACCCTACGGAGGGAGACGCGCATTACCTCAAAGGGCCGCAACTCACGTTGCCCGAACTCTCCGCAATCTACTATGGCGACGACTTGGCATACCGGGTTGTCTCAAAGCTCCCCTCCGAGGCCATGAAGCGAAAGCCCGTGGTGAAGAATAAGAAGGCCAGCAAAGAGCAAGTAACGGCGGTTCAAACCCGGTTGGACGCTCTCGGATACCAAGAGAAGATCCGCGATTCTGCAATCTTTGGCCGGTTGTTCGGTGATGCCGGTTTGTGGCTCGCAACCAACGCGGACCAAACCCAACCCTTCCGAATGGGTGAGCCGGTTCGGTTTCTCAAGCAACTGGATAGGCGCGTTCTTATCGCGGCTGGTTACTACTGCGATCCCAACTCGGAGCTCTTGGGCCAACCCTCCGCTTATTCGGTCGTACCCGTGGGTATGACCCTCAATTATCAAGCCCTCGGAAGCCGGGTTCACGCGACGCGCGTTCCCATGTTTCACGGGATGAAACTGGACCCTGTTGAGCGCGCATACAACATGGGTTGGAATTACTCAATCCTCCAACGCATCTACGGCGCGATCAAAGATATGGGCGAAACGTGGGGAGGCATTTCCGTTCTGTTGCGGGAACTCTCAATCAAGGTGCTCAAGGTCAAGGGACTCAAGACCGCTAACGAAGTTCGGCCCGATCTTGTGCGGTTTCGTCTGAAACTCGCGCGGCAAACCCTCTCCACGCTTCACATGCTGGCCATTGACGCCGATGCTGAATCTTTCGAGAGGGTTGAGAGTGGCACGCTCACGGGTGCGGCGGCAATTCTGGAACAGTTGTTGGTGAGGCTCTCCGCCGCGGCTGAAATGCCGGTAACGGTGCTCTATGGTCGGAGCCCCTCCGGCCTCAACGCAACCGGGGAGAGTGACCTCCAACTCTGGTATGATTCCGTCGCAACCTACCAGCAAAATGAGTTGCTCCCTCCCATGATGCAACTTCTTAACGCGGTTGCCGCGGAGTTGTGTCCCGGGGTGAGTGGTTGGGAATGGGAGTTCCCTCCCCTCAAGGTTCCGACGGAGGCCGAAAACCTCGCGGCCATCAAGGCCGTTTCAGACCTGGATATCCAACTCATCAACGCGGGCATCGCAACCCCGGAACAGATTGCCGTGTTGAGGTTCGGGCCGGAGGGCCATTGGAGGCCGGATTACTCTTCCCTGGATATCAGCGTGGCAAAGGCACTGGCCTCCGGCCCTCCGTCGCGGGAGCCCCTGGACGGCCCCGGAGACGGCGGAGACCCGGCCCTTGACCCGTCCAAGCCTCCGGCCCCTCCCCCGGCCCTCCCGGCCCCCTCCGCGGCTTCTGGTGAGGGGCCGTGATTCGTTGGGTAGTCATCAACGGCCGGAGGCTCCCGGCCCCGCAACCCCCGGCCCCCGCGGCCTATCGCAACGGGCTGTTGCGTATGCTCCGGGAGCTTGAATCCGTCTATCTTGAGGCCATGGGCGCGGAGCCGGAGTCTCGCGAGGATTCGGGGCTGGTTCGGAGGTTGCTCGGAAACCGCGTTGCGCTGGTTCGGTTGCTCCAGAAGACAGACCGCGCAAGGGGGCTCACCCAACACAACCTCTCATTGATGATTGATGGAGTAATGGAATACTTCGGCCAAACGGAGTTGGTTGACCAGTTTGGCCGCGCGATCGTTCGGGATGCCAACTCCGGGTTTGACAAGTTGGTCAAGGCCAGCGCGAAACCCGGCCAACAACTCAAGGCATCCATTTACGCAATCAACCTCAAGGCCGGAAGTTCGGATATGGCCCCGTTTCTGGACGGGTTCCGTCGGAAGAACACGGATCTAATCAAACGGCTTGTGGGTGAGCAAGTAGTCAAGACGGAACGTGTGATTGCGAACTCTTACGGGGAACACGTCCGGGTGTTGAGGGAGCGAATCCAAGCGGCCACGGGTACGACCGAAAGCCACGCGGAGTTGCTCGCGCGTGACCAAACACTCAAGGCCAACGCGGACATTCAACGCTTTCGCGCTCAATCCGTGGGCGCAAACCGTTACACCTGGATAACCAGCAACGATGAAAGGGTGAGAGGTAGACCCGGGGGGAAGTGGGAGGATTCGGATTCAAACCACTTCAAGTTGCACGGCAAACAATTCGAGTTTAACAAACCCCCTTTGACCAACGCAAAGAAGGGTATTCACTTGAACCCGGGAATGGACTTCCAATGTCGTTGCACGGCAACCCCGGACCTTTCACATATTTTCGAGTGAGGTATAATAGAGCCATGGTCACAAGAGCTTTCCGGCTTGACTCGGAGTTGCCGGGGAACATCGAACGCACGCCGCAAGGGGGAGCAATCATTCCCGCGATGCTCACCCGTTCGGGAGTGGTTTCCTACGTTCAACCCGACGGCTCAACCGTCCGGGAGTGGAGGCCATGGGAAGAGGTCTCCGCGCCCGAAAGCCTCGCGACCCTGGACGGGGCTCCGGTGTGTCTGGAGCATCCGGGGCTTGTGACCAACTCCAACTTTCGGGAGCACACTCGCGGCCACGTAGTCAACGGCTCCGTGGGGCCGCAAGAGCCCTTCGCATCCGGCAAGCTCTGGATTCAAGACGCGGAGCTTCTGGACGATGTTGCATCGAACCGTCGGGTTGAGTTGAGCCCCGGGTATAATTGCAGCGTGGAGAAGTCCAGCGGGGTAACCCCCGACGGGGAACCTTACGACGCAATCCAGCGCAAGATTAGGTACAACCACGTTGCGGTTACTCGGAAGGGGAAGCAAGGGCCGGAGGTATCCCTCCGTCTTGACTCGGAGGGTAACCTTGCGTCACAATCCAGCGGGGCCAACGCGCCCGAAAGGCAGTTTCAGACCATGAAAACGGTAATGATTGGCGGTGTTGCGTACATCGTCGGAGGCACGGAGGCCGATAACGCGGCGCTTCTCGCGGCCCTCGCGCGTGAGGCTACGCGGTTCGATTCGCTGGCCTCGGAGCGTGCGACGCGAGAGGCCGAACTCAAGTCGCAAGCTCTCGCGGCAACGGCGCGCGCGGAGGCCGCGGAGAAGAACCTTCAAGCCGCGCTTCGGTACGACGCAACGGATACGGAGGTTCTCGCGAAAGCGGCCTCCATCCTCGGAGCGGATTACAAGGCCGAAGGCAAGACCTCCGGCGAAGTGATGCGCGATTGCGTCGCGAAAGCGTACCCCGAACTCTCCATGGAGGGGAAGTCGGAGGATTACGTTTCGGGGTTGTTCGATGCAATCGAGGTTGAAACCGGGGAGGATGTTCCCTCCATGGACGGTGCTCCCCCGGCCGCAACCGACGACTCGAAAGAGCCCCCGGCCCGCATGGACTCGCATCCGAGCGTGGCCCGTGTGAACCTCGCTTCGGCCCTCCCCGGCAAGCCCCCGGCTCCCGCGCGGCCGGAGCTCTCCGCAACGGAGCAACTCCGTCAAGACTCCCTCGCGCGGGGCCGCGCGCCTCTCCGGGGGAACTAGGCTCAACCCTCAACCGACAACATCGAACCTCAAGGGATAGCGTCCAATGCCCACGTTCAATTACGGAATCCAACCGCCGCGCGCCGTCTCCGGCATAATCGGAGACCTCAACCTCGCAACCATCGAAACGGCCGTGTTGGTCGATTCAACCGGGACCAGTTCCGGCAAGGTTGCTCTCCAACTCCCGGGAGGCTTCGGGGGTTCGGGTATCAAGACCATGCAACGCACGCGGACCAGCGGAACGCGCGCGTTTCTTGGGTTCGTTGCGTACAACCCCGGACTCCCCGGTGACCCGGCAACCTCGGAGTACGCCAACGGGATGTTGGTTCCGGTGTGCCGTCAAGGTCGCATGTGGGTTTACTGCGAGAACTACTCAACGGACCCTATCTCCGCGGCCGATACGTGGTACGCGCGTGATTCGGGCGGAGCCTCCGGCGCCCCCGGAAACCTCCGGTATGGCGACGATGATTCGGCCACGTGTACGCGAATCCCCGTCGGCCACTTGAAGGCCGTTGACTCCATCGCGCTTTCCGGTGGCGCCGCGCTGGTTCTTCTGGATTTCAACCTCCGTCAACCGGCCCAAGTCGGCCCCACGGGCCCCGCGGGTGTCACGTGGCGCGGAGCCTACGCGGGCGGTACGACCTACGCGGTCAATGACCTCGTGCGCGAAACCGGGGGTTCGGCCCCGGGCGTTTACATCGCCATTCAAGCGGGTTCGGGACACCTGCCCTCTACCTCTTCAACCTACTTCGCAGCGTTCGCGCTGGACGGCGCGTGAGCGAGTAGACACAACCTCAACCGACAACCGTTCAACGTAGAAAGCCCCCACTTCCATGAAGATCCAACGCAACCGCGGCCCCGGCCCCCTCAACCGCCGCGCGGACCTTTCGCGCGAGGATTCGCAACTGGCCTCCGTTCTCGCCCGTGCGGCGGAGGCCGGTGCGCGGCAACAGAACGTCATTACGGTCACGCCGCAACTTCTCCAACGTTTCGATTCGGATTCCATCAACCTTACGGTTGATTTCCGTACCCGGCTCTCTCAGGTCTACCGCGACAAGTTCCAAGCTCTCCGCGCGCTGGACTTCGTTCCCATGCTGGATTCGCCGGTTCACCAGACTTCAACCGGGTACATCGGAGAGTTTCTCTCCAAGGTTGGAACGGCCCAACTCATCACCGAACTCTCCACGGATGTACCGTTGGTGAGCCTCACCGGCCGTCCCTTCACCGGCAACATCGCCACGTATGGCGCGGCCGGTTCGTGGTCTCAAATGGACGTGTTCCGCGCGGCGGTTGGTCTCATCAACCTCCCCGTGGAGACACAGAAAGCGGCGCGCGAGGCCGTAGAGACCATGACGGATTCGCTCGTTTCGCTCGGAAACAGTGACGCGGGCATCCCCGGGTTTCTCTCGCATCCCTCCGTGGAGACGGTTCCCCTTTCCGCGGGCAACTGGACCTCGCTTTCGCATTCGGCCGTGGTGGCCGACATTCTCACGTGGGTTGGCGGCCTCATGGCCCGCGTGGGGTACATCGAAAGTTCGGTGCCCGATACGATTCTTCTCCCTCCCCTCGCGAAAACCGCGCTTCTCGCGATTCGTACCACGCTCGGAGTGAGCGCATGGGCCACGGTCACCCAAGAGCTCCGAGAGGCTTACGGTATCACCGTGGATACCTGGAGCCGCCTCGCTTCGGCCGGAACCGGGGGAGCCGCGCGCGTGGTTGCGTATCGGCGCGATCCCAAGATTTTGGGGGCCATCGTTCCCATGGTCTACACGGAGTTCGCTCCGCAAGAGCGAGGCTTCCAAGTGGTGATTCCGGCCATGGCCCGTTGCGGCGGTACTGTGGTCATCGAACCGAAGGCCATTGCCTACGCCGACAACTCGCTTGCGTGAGCGAGGGGCCAACTCAACATCAACCGACAACGTGTGAGGTTCAAGTATCATGGCACGCATCCGAATTACCAGCCGCGCGAGTTTCGGGTTTCAAATCCTCTCCATCGGCGCAATCTTCGCGGCCCTCGCTCCGGGAGGTCAACCGGCCACGTGGGAGGGTGAAGACAAGCTCTCCGACGGGGAGCGGCGTCAACTCGCGCGATGGGAGCCCATGGGGGTGACCCTGGAGCCCCTGGACGGCCCTCCGGCCCCGGTGGCCCCTCCCCCGGAGCCTCCGGCCCCTCTGGAGCCCCTGGACGGCCCTCCGGCCCCGGCCGCGCCCCCGGCTCCCCGGTCCAAGGCAAAGCCCCCGGCCGCGCCTCCGGCCCCTCCCCTCCCGAACGGCTAGCCTCCCGGCCTCGGAACGCGGTACAGTGAAGGCATGGACCTTCCGACGTTCCGAGTCCGGTTCCCGGCCTTCAACAAAGCCCCCGATACTCTGGTCCAAGCAAAGATTGACGCCGCGTTGCGACGTTGCTCCGCGGCTTCGTGGGGAGACTTGCGCGACGACGGTGTTGCGCTTTGGACGGCTCATCAACTTACCATGGAGCCGGAGGGCCGCGAGGTTAGAATCGCGAACCAGCAAAGCGGAACTTCAACCTACAAAGACCAGTTTGATGCGCTGGCCATGGTTGCCGGGTTCGGGCCGGTTGTGGTGTGAGCCGTGGGAGTCAAGGTCAAGCAACGGAACCCTAACGCAATCAAAGATCGGATTGCGGCAACCCCGCGTATATCGGTCAAGGTTGGCGTGCAAGGCACGGAGGCAACCCGGGACCATGGAGGGGTTACCGTTGTTGACATTGCGGCAATCCATGAGTTCGGGTTAGGGAACGTCCCTTCGCGCTCATGGCTCCGAGCGTGGTACGACGCACACGAAACCGAAGCCGCGGAGAAAATGCGCAAGGGATACCAGAAGGTTATTAGCGGGGAAATCAACGCGGAGACGTTGGGCCGTGCAATCGGCCTTTGGGCTGTTGCCTCCATCCAAGAGCGAATCAGCGCGGGTATCTCGCCCGGGTTGAGCGATGCGACGAAAGCCCGCAAAGAGTCAACAACACCGCTCATTGATACCGGATTGTTTCGCAGTTCAATTACCTTCGTTCTTTCAACCGGCGACATACTTTCGGGGGTTCTGCCATGACCTGGACGCAAGCGATGGAGGCCATCAAGACGGCGGTAGCTACCTCCGCGGGGCTGGACACAAGCCGGGTAGAGTGGGCGCACACCGGCCGTGATGGAGAGTGGACCGAATACCCGCGGGTCAAACTCACCCCCGCGGGTAACCGTCAATTCGGGTTGCCGGAAGAACGGCACACGTGGGTTGAGCCAACCGCAACCGAACCGGGTTACCTCCGCCGCGAGGTCTGGAGCGTTGACCTCTTCCGAGTAACCGCGCGCATCGAATGCGATGCAACGGCCCTCGGAGACGGAGCCCCGTTCGGCCCCGCGGATAGGTTCGCGAAAGTCATCTATACCCCGGGCGTTTCCGAGGCTCTCCGCGCGGCCGGAGTGGCCCTCAACACCTTGGGTGAGTTCGGCCCCTTCGCGGCAACGGCGGAGAACCGGGAGCTTTCTGTTTCGGTTGCCGAAATGGTGTTCCAAGTCAACGCACCCGTAGACACAACCCCTCCCGGCGGAGTGGGTTGGTTCAACCGGGTTGAAATCAACTATGAGGTCAAAATGCCTGGATTCACCGTCGGGCCGGTAACTGAGAACCCCTCAACGCTTCTCTACCTCCCTTCAACACCGCTCACGGGTACAAGCGGCAACCCCGACAAGACCGCGGATTTGGTTCTTCCGCGGGGGTTCGTGGCCGGAGTCGGAACACGATACCAGTTGTCGGGGGTGTTTCTGGTCTACTCCGCGGCCGGTGCGCTTCTCGCGTGTCGCGAGGTTGGCGGTATCATCGCGCAACGTGGTTCGGGCACATGGGTTGAGTTGGTCGGAGGTTGGATGCGTACAACCACGTTCACGGGTTGGAGCTCCTACTTCGTGAGCGAAACCAACCTCCCCGGTTTGGGCTTCACCGGAACCTATCTCCAAGCGTTCGCGGCCCCGCGGAATGGTGCCTCCGTGCGAGTGGAGTTCCGCGGAGCGATTGCGGCCTATGTGACTTCCGTGTAGGCTTGAGGGGCTGTAACAGCGGGGCCGCAAGCCCGCGGCCTCTCCCAACATCGGAGCTCCATCCATGAACCGTCAAGCCCGTCGCACCGGCCTCTTTCCCCGCAACCGCCAACCCTTCCGCGCGCGCTTCACCACAACCGAAGTGGTCAACTCCGCAAGCCTCACGGCCGCAACGGATGCCATCGCGGCGCTTCGTACCGCGATGCGCGCGGCCGGTGGCTTCCCCGTGAGCCTCTCGCCCGTCCAGGTCACCGGCACGGGGAGCCCCGTCAACGCCAACATGACCATGCCGGATTCGGGGGAGTACCCCATCAACGCGGGCGACAAGCACGAACTCACCGGCTACTTCCAAGTCATCGCGCAGGAACCGGCCGTGGTCGTGGGCTTCCGTCGCGTGGAGGGGCTGGTTCTGTCGCGCGGTTCGGGCGTGTGGAACGATCGGCGCACGGGTGAGTTCGCGGTGACCATGAAGCACGCGGATTTCGCGAACTACTTCGCCAGCGATTCGGCGTTCCCGGACGTGGCGAACAACTCCGGCGCGCTGGCGTGCCTCTACACCGGCATCGCGGATGCGATCTTCACCATTGACGGTGATTTTGTCATCACGAACAAGGGTGTTGACGCGCCCGCGTGATGGCCGCGCCTCGCGCGTGACCTCCCCTCCGGCCTAGTTCCAGCCCCTCCGCCCCCTCTCCCAACTCATCAACGCTGGTCCCTTCCGTGGCGCCGCGAAACGCGGTACACTAGCCACGAAAGGAACTTGCACACCCATGAGTGACCCTCTCGGAATCGTTGAGGTCTCTATCACCGGAACCTCGCAAACCCCGGCCGTTGCCGGGTTCGGAACCGGCCTCATCCTCTCCAAGCACACCCGGTTTTCGGGCATCCGAACCTATACCGGCCTCGCGGGAGTCGCGGCCGATGGTTTCGTCGCGAGGTCTCCGACGTACCTTATCGCGCAAGCCTACTTCGCGCAGAACCCCCGGCCCGCGCGCCTCAAGATTGCGAACAACGTTTCAAGCGTGGCATGGACGGCCCGCTTTGACGTGACCTCCGTTCCGGCCGTGGGTACGGTGGTTGAGGTCAAGCTCTACACGTGGGATTCGGTTCTGAGAACTGGAACCTACACCGTTCTCACGGGCGACGCCGCAACGGACATTGCCGCGGGGCTCCATGCGAGTTTGGACGCGCTTACGGGTGTCTCAACCTCTTTCACCCTCACCAACGAATATTTCACCATGACCGCGGAAAGCGGTTCGGGGCGCAAGCTCCAAGTGGTGAGCCTCCATCCGTGCGTTTCGTATCGGGATACGGAAGCCGGTTCGGATTACGATACCCGGCTCTCGGAACTGGCCTTGGTTGACCCGGATTTCTATGGCGTGATGATTGACTCCACTTCGGGAGCCAACATTGAGGCCGTTGCAACGTGGTGCGCGACGGCCCAACGGGTGTTCTTTGCGGTGACGCAAGACACCCGGGAGAAGACCAGCGGGGCCGTGTTGCTCCCGGCCCTCATGGCCGCGGGTCACAAGCGGGTTGATGCCCGTTACAAAGAACGGGGAGAACGCTCGGATGGAGCCATGGCCGGAGTGATCCTCTCCCGCACGTGGGATTCGGGAACGGCTCCCACGTGGGCTTTCCGGGAGCTCTTGACCATCGGTGTTGACCCGCTTACCCCGACGGAGGTTACCGCCGTTCTGGCCAACAACGGCTCCGTCTACGTGGCAGACCGCGGAGGCCGTATCACGTGGGAGGGTAAGACTCCCTCCGGCACCTATGGTGACCTCACCGTGTTTCTGGATTGGTTGGATGCCCGTATCGGTGAAAGCGTGTTCGGGTTGCTCTTGCGGGAGCTCCGGCTGGCCTATACCTCCGAGGATATCCAGAAGGCACAAGACGCGGTTTGGGATGTTCTCCGCGTGGCCATCGAACGCAAGGCCGTTTCGCTGGACTTCCCCGTTGAACTCACCGCACCGGCCCCCGGCGATGCGACGACAAGCGAGCGCGAAAACCGGACCCTCGGAGGGGGCGGTATTCGCTTCTCTTTCGTGTTCTCCGGTGGCATTCACAAGGTACAGGTCAACGGGGTTGTCACCCTGTAACCTCAACGACGGATAGAGAGGATTCCCGCCATGAGTGAGCCTATCGGCCTTCACAACCCCGTTCTCTGGACGCTTCTTTTCGACACGTTCTCCATTCAAGGGTTCGGCGACGGGGATGCTATCTCCATCGAACCCCCGACGGAAACGATGGTTGCGAAGCGCGGAACGATGGGAGAGTATGCGGTTGCGATTGTGACCGATGGTCTCCACGCGCTGAAAATCAACGTGCATCAAACCAGCGCAACCAACGCGGTATTGCGGGCGAAGTTCCGCGCGCAATACGCCGCGGGCTGGAAACCCAAGGTGTGTTCGTTGAAGAACCGCACCACGGGGGAGACGTGGCGCGGAGTCGCGTGGCTTGACAACGATGCTCCCCTCAAAGTGGGGAAAGAAGTCCAGAACGTGGAGTGGTCTTTCGGTTTCATCGTAGACCAATACACGGCCCCCACTTCGTAACAACTGCCTTCAAGGTGTGAGGTTCCAACCATGCTCAAGACGGAAACGCAGCGATTCGGCGAAACTCCCCCGGTCACCGATACGGCCGGGGCTGTTCTCACTCCCGGCAACCCGGGGGTTGAGGTTACCTGTACTCAAATGCCCTGTAGCCTCCAACGCGAGGTTTTCGCGTGGCTTCTCTCGCAGTTCCCGGAGAACCTCCCGGAGAACCTCATCCGAGGCCGCAAGGCTACGGCGGAGGGGGCCGCAAACTTCGCGTATCAAGTCGCGCGGCGCATCCTCGCGGCCCCGGGAGGGGTTGCGTACCTCCAAAAGCAATTCGGGCAACACTCCATCGCGCGAGTCCAGCGCAACGGCAAGTGGCAGACGGAGCCCTTGGACGAGGGGTTGTGTGATGAGTTGTTCGGCGCGCGGTTTTCCGTGTTGCTTGAGTGGCTCGTGTACTCCCTCATTTTCAACTTCATGGACCTCATCAATCTGTTGCCCGATTGGGGAAAAGAACTCCCGGCAATCGTGGCCGCAGCGATGGCCGGAGAAACCCCCGCGGAGCCCCGGGCGGAGTAAAGCGGGCGACTATCCAACTCCCTCCGGGGGCCGATTGGTTGGTTTGGAGAATCGTTCTCACCCCGGAGCATTTCAAGGCCAGCAAAACAGAGATTGAAACAACCTGGACCTTTGTTGAGTTGCTCCAAGCGCATATGTTTCTTGACCAATTCGAGAGCCTCAACAACGCGGAGTGAGTCATGGGCGCGATTCGGGAGTTGATTGCGAAGTTTGAATCCGAGGCCGATAACAAACCCCTTGAGGCAACCGACGGGTTGCTTGACAAGTTGGCAAAGAAGTCCGGGGTTGTCGGAGACGGGTTCAAGCGACTCAAGGGAGCTCTCGGAGGCGCGGCCATCGTCGGGGGTGTTATCGGTTTCGCCCATGCCTTCGTTGGGGAAGTCGAAAACCTCCAATACACGTCGGATAGACTCCGAACCACAACCCATGACCTCCAACTCATGGGAGCCGTTGGCCGTTCCGTTGGGCTGGACCTCAACGCAACGGCCGGTGTGCTTGGAAGCCTCCGCGCGAAGGTAGATGAGGCCGCGCGAGGCTTGGGCGACGGGGGATATACGTTTCGTCGGTTGGGTGTCCAGGTAAGAGACTCCAACCGGCAAGTTCGGCCCCTCGCTCAAATCTTTGGAGACGTGGCAACGGCCCTCTCCGGTGTGCAACGGCCCGCGCGGCAACTCATGTTGACGGAGCGGCTGTTAGGCTCCGAGGGCCGGAGGTTCATTAGCCTCTTCGCAGAGGGCCGCGATGCAATTCGCGACTTCTCACAAATCATGGCGGAGAGTGGCGGAGGTATCTCGCAAGAGTCTATCAACGCGGGGCTCCGGCTCTCTCGCGCGTGGAATATCGCCGGGTTGAGCCTGGATTCCCTCAAGAGCCGGATTGCCCTGTTTCTGTTGCCAAAACTCGAATGGTTGGTGCGAACCGGAACGAAGGTTCTCAACTTCTTTAACACAACCACGATTGCCGCAAATGGGTTGGGTATCGGCCTCGCGGCCATGGGAGCCATGGGAGCGCGTTCCGCGGCCATGTGGGCCATCGCAAACCTTCCCTTGATTGCTCAATTCGCAGTTATCGCGGCCGGTATCGGGGTTGTGGTTGTGGTCGTTGATGACTTGATAAACCTCTTCACCGGAGGTCAATCGGTTATCGGTTCGTTCATTGATGAAATGTTCGGGGTTGGCGCGGCCGGTGAGACGGTTACCTATATCAAGGGGCTCTTTGATGACTTTCTCTTCACCGTGCGAACCATCACCGGGGCCATCGGTGAGTTTTGGGATTCAATGTCAATCGGCCCGAACGCGCGAGACAACCCGGCTTTGCGAGCCTCCCGAACTCCCATGCGTGCGCGGGGAGTCACCCCCGGGGCCGTCGGAGCGGTTGATACCCGCGCGCTCCCCGCTGGCGTGTCTGCCACGGCCCAAGCCAACGCGGCGGAGAGCCTCCGACGGATGCTCACGGGTGCGGCCCCTCTCCCGGGGCCACGGAGGGGCCGCGAGGGGGCTCCGACGACTCCGGCCGGTGCGTCGCCCGTCCAGGTCTCCCCGGGGCTCTCCGGGGGCCGTGGCGTGGCTCCGGTGATGGTTCCCGCCCCCGGTGGCCGCGGAGCTCCGCGCGCCTCGGAGGTTAACCTCCACTCCAACCCCGCGGTTCACGTGACCATCAACAACCCGACGGGGAACGGGGCCGATATCATCCGGCAAGCAACTCCGGCCGTTCGGCGTATGCTCTCGGATGAGAGCCGGGAGCAAGTCCGCGCGCTCCAAGATTCCGGGTTGGTCTCATTCCAAGGGAGCGAGGATTAGCCATGGGCTGGCTTTACGGTTTCGATGACTCGGAGGTATTGGAGTTCCCGGGGCTGGTTACGAAAGTGGTGCCTCACGGCTCCATGGAGGTCACCGAAAAGCCCGTTGAGGGAGGCGCGGCCCTCACCGATCACACGGTGTTGAAGCCCCTCCGAGTGACGGCAACGGTGTTTGTCTCCCCCGTGGAGACCCGGCCGGGGCTGGCCTCAACGGTCAAAGCCGCAACAGAACTCATTGAACGAATCCAAGCCGCGCGCACGGTCAACACCGTGGGAGTCGCCGGAGACGTTGGGCCGTGGGAAGAGTTGCTCTTGACCGAATGGCAAGTAGTCCGGGAGTTCAAAGAGGGAAACGGAGGGGAATTTGAGTTGGAGTTTACTCGCATCGTTTTCGCGCGAGCCGTGACAAACGCGCCCATTCCCCGGAGGCCGCGCGACCGTGCGCGCATCAACCGCGGCCCTCAAGCGACGGCGGAGACTCCCCGGCAATCGCTGGCCTTTGCGACCTATAACCGGCTTTTCGGTGAGGGTCTTATCTCAACGAACAACAGGTAGGGCCATGGCAACCGCTGTACAACTTGCGCTCCCGAATCCCCCGGAGCCGTTCTTTTCTCAACGTACGGTGTTGGGAGGCCGGGAGTTCTACTTTGAGTTCAATTGGAACCAGAGGGCCAACCGTTGGTTTCTCTCCATCTATGATGCGAACGAAAGCGCGATCATGCTTGGTGCGAAACTGGTTCCGGGGCTGGCCATTACTTACCGGGTTCGCGACCCTCGTTTCGCGGCCGGTGAGTTGCTGTTGCTCGGAACTCCCCCGACGCTTGAGACTTTGGGAGACGGTTCGTGTTCGTTGGTGTATGTTGAGCCATGAGCACGCTTGACCTCTTCAACCGCTGCTATCGGGTGAGGTTCAACGATCTTGTGTTTGACAGCCGCGAGCCGGGGGGCGCGTTGGCCGTCAAATTCGAGGTCACGAAAACGCTTTACTCCATGGCCAACACGGGGAGTGTGACCCTCACCAACCTCAACGAATCGCACCGAACCCGGCTCGCGGCCCTCCGCCAAAGCCGGAGGCGCATCCGGGTTGAGTTATGGGCCGGATACGGTAATGATCCCTCCCTCATTTTCGTGGGTGACCTCCGCGGGTTTGAAGACTCGGCGGAGGGGGTTGAGGCATCAACTAAGGTTTTCGGAACCGACGGCGGTTACAAAATCACCGATACGCGGTTCACCCGGTCATACGCGGAGGGGGTTGATATCCGGGTTCCGGTTCGTGACCTCGCGCGCTCCCTTTCGTTGGGTGATGGTAACCTCAACGAACTTGGTTTGTTGCAACTTGGCAACTATACGACCCTCCCCCGGCCGAAGTCGTTTCACGGGCTGGCCTCCAAGTCATTGACGGAGTTTCTCCGCGGCTTGGGCCATACCTGGAGCATTCAAAACGGGGCTATTCAAATCCTCCGCAACGGTACGGCCCTCGCGCGAACGGGGGTGAGGCTCAACAAAGATACCGGGTTGATTGAAGCCCACTTCGTTGACCGGAGAACCGTTCGCATCCTCTCGTTTCTCATTCCCGAACTTGCTCCCGGGTATCGCATCACGGTTGACTCGCAAAGGGTCTCCGGGGATTTCCGCGTGCATTCGGTGAAGTATTCCGGGGATTCGTGGGGAGGGGATTGGTTGTGTGAGACGGAATGCCGGATTCCCCGGCCGCTCACTCCCTATTGAGAAAGACCAGCAACCATGACACCCGAAGCAATCGACGCATTGGGGAGGATCTTTGAGGCGCAACGCTCGGAGATTAGAGTCTCCCTCTTCGCGCGAGTCACCCGGTTTCATAACGACACGAAAACCCCGACGGTTGACTGCCAACCCGTGATTGCAGAGTCCATCACTTCGGTTGAGGGAGTTCGGGACTTTGAAGCGTTGCCGGAGTTGCTCAAGGTTCCGGTTATGTTCATGCAAGCCGGAGACATTTACATTTCATTCCCCATGGCGGTTGGAAACATCGTTTCAGTTACGGTGAGTTCGCAAGACTTCGCGCACTGGTTTGTTACCGGGGAGGATTCCCGGGCGGAGGATGGTAGAAACCACTCCCTTGACAACTCCATTGCGTTTCCGTGCGGTTTCTCCGCGGGCCGGGGGCCGGTTATCGCGACGGGTGCCATGGTCATTGCGGCCCCGGAGCTCCGACTCGGAACAGCAACCGCAAACCTGCATTTGGCCGTGGCAGAACTGGTCAAGGCCGAACTCAACAGGTTTGCGGCCGCTTTCGATGGCCATACGCACGCAACGTCCAGCGGGGTAACTGG